TTACATTACTGTTTTTCCTTTTAGTGGATTATATGAGATGGCATCTTGTAAAAAATCAGGAGCAAAATGAGCATAGGTCAAGGTTTGCATTAATGAACAATGACCTAATATTTTTTGAAGCGTAATAATGCTACCCCCGTTCATCATAAAGTGGGTTGCAAACGTGTGTCTTAAAGAATGTACCGCTTGCCCTTTAGGTAATGAGGGTTTGGCTTCTTTTAGTAATTGGCGAAATAAAGAATATTTAACACCAGAAAATAGCAGTCCTTTTTTATTTTTACATATAAGGTCTGCAACTTCTGGCGATATAGGCACAATCCTCGCTTTACCTGTTTTGGTATAGGTAAACCGAACTTTATTTTCAATTACATGTTCTCTTTTTAATTTCATTGCCTCTCCCCATCTAGCTCCCGTACTTAAACACAGAACTGCTATGTTGTAGTTGTCACCTGATAGCTTGGATAAAAATAATTTAATATCTTCATTAGTTAGATAAGACATTTCGGGCACTTGTTCTTTCAGTCCCTGAAAACCAGCTAATGGGTGATTACCATGATAAAGATTAGTTTTGATAAGATCTGAATATATCCCCCTTAACGCTGTTATTTCCCTATTGACCGTTGATGCTTTAATTCCTTTTGCTTGTCTTATTTCCGCGTAGATATTAACTCGACCTATGGTCACCTGAGATGAAATCGGATCTGATAATCCCTCGCAAACTCGCTCTGCTTTTTTTCGCTGATTAATGCCATGTACAGCGTTTTTGCCAAACAGATCCCACCATTGTGATATCAGCTCGCTTAACTTTCTTTTATCGGCTACTTTTGGCTTCCAAGCTTTTTCAGAGTAATTTGCTAAGGTGTAACGCTCAAAAGCAATAGCTTCATGTTTTTTATTAAACTTCCTTCTGATTCGCTTTCCATTGCGTCCAGTAGGTCTAATGTCCACTTCATATCGACCATCTTCGAGTTTCTTAATTGACATAAGAAATCCCTCCAATGGCTGAAAGACTTAGCGAATCAATAAACTCGCAAAAATCTTGATGTATTGTTAACCAGTTTTCTTTTCTGAACGGGATGAGGTTGTTGCTTCTGGCCCATTGTGCGCGAGAGCCGGTGCGATTTGACCAGCTTCGGGGTCGGTCTCATCAAACATGAACCAATCTCTATATTTTCTAAATCGTGGGTGTTTAAACAGCTTTATACCAGCCTCCATTGGCATCTTAGCTTTATCAGTTTCATATCCATGATATGAAGTGTAATTAATCTCTGTTATATCAGATACTTCCCTCTTTGTTAGCTGCTCTGAGTTACGGATTAGCTTTAATTTCTCACCTTGACTTATTGACATTGTTTCGATATCTCCATATTATTTCGATAAATAGAATTTACCCATCATCGCAACTAGGCGTAAAAGAGCGCCAAAGGGCGCCCATGAATAAGAGGTTATCAGATGTCGAAAGAAATCGAAATTCCTAATACTGGTTCAGAGTTTGTCACTGAGACAAAATTTGCCGGCTATATCGGTAAAACACCCAAAGCTGTGTCTGATATGCGTAAGGATGGGAAATTGCCTTATGTAGAAGTTAAGCACCCAGATAATTCCCGCGGTGAGTATTACATCGACGTAACCGATTGGAATAAAGGCTTACGTATGGCTCGTGAAAAAATGCCAAAAGAGCTACGTGATGGTTGGTTAATTTGGTTAGGATTAGGTGAACCGCAATGATTAATAAATTAATCCAGATATCAACCCATAGCTTTAAATATCGTGGTTTTCTAATCGTTAAGTTACCGGCTAAAACGATGAATCCAGTAACCCGCTATCACGTTCAACGAAATGATGATTCATTTGGTTTGTTTGATTCAATGAGTGATGCAAAAAAATACATAGATTCATTATTTGTAATTCTCGATGAATTGCCATTCTATCCACTAATAAAGGGTTAATAAAATGACTCAATTACAAATTCAGCAACACAAACATAAATTAACGAGTTCATCATTTACTGAACATAAGCTAAATAAAAAGCGCCAATTAACCTTGATGGATAAAATATTATTGGTTGGTGGTGTTTTGTTCTTTTTATATTTGTTCTCAGTTTCTATTAGATAAAAATAATGGGTAATTCCGCGGCTGTATTAGTGAAAACTAAACAGTTAATCCAGTTGCTAGGCAACGTAAAGCAAGACGTAAAGCCAATCGATGCAATCGCTCACCAAGCGAATATCAAGCTTTATCAGAACCAAGGGGCAACCTTTGAAAGCCGAGTCAATGGACTAAATCAAGCCGCAAAGTTAAGAACATCTGTTTTTCATTGTGATAAACAAAATCCAGATAATAGAGAGCTAGCCGGATTTATTGAGTACTTGAGATTAAGTGATGTACGGATGCTAAATATGATTTTTTATTTAGCGGAAATAAAAAGCAATCAACATCATTTAGGTTTCGATGAATTTAATAAAGAGGAACAACAAGCAATTATTTCAGCAATAAACCAAATTAAAGTACTCGCGGCGCTATTACCTAAACATATCGCCATGCCTATTTAAGGTAAATAAACAAATTAATGACGTTAGCGCGTCAGGGATTCCTACATTCTAAATCTGAGGGTTGGATAATGAAAAATAAAGAGATAAAGCCAATTTTGATAGGTGTTGATACTGCAACCGGTAAGCGCGATTACTCCGCTGTCGCTATCAGTATTAGAGCAATTCGCGAAGATGAACGCAAAACCATGTATGACAAATTTTCATCTCGCCTTGATGCCCTTGCATGCAAGTTAATCAATGAAAAATTAAATGACGAACAAATTCACCAGTTATTAGTTGGTGAATCTGAGCATTACTCAAACCTAGCTGCGGAGCTGGATCATGTCTAAAGAGATTGACCGCGCTAGCGAGAACGAAATGCTCATGCGTGAGCAACAAATCAAAACCATTACTAATCGCCTAGTCAGTGTTTCAGCTTTCGAATGTGAAGATTGTGGCAAGCCGATTCCAGAAGAACGCCGCATCGCATCACAGGGCTGCATCCGCTGTATTGACTGCCAAACTATTTTTGAGCTTAAAACTAAACATTATCGGAGCGTGTGACGATGAAAAGAAAACATGAGCTCAAGCTAGCCCCTCATTACTTTCAGCTCGTTCAAGATGGTTTGAAAACAGCAGAGTTTCGCCGTGCCGATAGGGATTTTCAGGTTGGTGATGAACTGTTTTTACGTGAATTCAATTCAATCAATAAGCCTTATGCCAGTTACACCGGTAATGCTATCTCATGCCTTATCACTGATATCACAAAAGTCAACGAGGTTTACCCAGAGCTAAGGGCATTACCTCCATTTGTAATGATTTCATTTTCAGTTATTCGAATTGAGGATAATTATCGTGGCTAAATCAAATAAAACCATCCTCAAATGGGCAGGTTCTAAAGTTCGAATTATGGACCAATTACGCCCACACTTACCGAAAGCAAAACGGTTAGTTGAGCCGTTCGCTGGATCATGTGCAGTGATGATGAATACTGACTATGAGCAGTATTTAATTGCTGATGCTAACCCTGATTTAATTAACTTATATGAAACTCTTACTATCTTACCTGAGAGTATGTTAATAGAGGCTTTACCACTTTTTAGAAGGAATAATAGCGCTGACTATTATCTTGCTAGATCAGAGTTTAATGATAGTAAACAAGCATTATCACGGCTAAGCCAAGCAAGTTTATTTCTATACTTAAACAGGCATTGCTTCAACGGGTTGTGCCGTTATAACCAACAAGGCAAGTTCAACGTCCCCTTTGGACAATACAAAGCACCGTACTTTCCTAAAAATGAAATTGATAGTTTTTGTGATAAGGCTTACCTCACTAAAACTCAAATTTTAAATCTTGAATGGCAAGATACCCTTTCATTAGTTGATTTCAGTGATGGTGTTTATTGTGATCCACCCTATATGGGCGGGCGTGATAGCTTCACGCAATATCATACCGCCGGCTTTACTGATGCAGACCACGAAGCATTAGCAATTACTCTAAAAGATATTAATGATATCCAAGGTAATCCAATCACCGTTTCTAATTCACCAGAAGCAAAGGCGCTTTACGCTGACCTCGGTTTTACTATTCACGAGATAGAAGCACCGCGCACCATTGCTGGTAATGGAAAGCGAACGCCGGCTAAAGAAATTATTGCTGTTTTAGCGGGGGTTAGTTAATGATTCTCGATCCTAAAGACGGCGTATACATCAGCGGGACAGCCTTTGCTATTCAGCGCCATGTTGATGAAGATTCAAATGCGGTTCAATGGCGACTATTGCAAATCAATAAAATGGCTCGTTGCTATGAGTTGGTTTGTTGCCATTCTGATCCGTGGATGCTGGCGATTGAATTAACTTCTTATCATGTTAGCCGCGTTAAAGGTAAAGGCATCAAATCATTAGATGTTTACCGCCAAACAGTTGATATCATTTCACGCCGTTGTGAAACGGCCATCAACGCATTACGACCTGAAACCTTGGGTGGTGCGCTAAATGTCTAAGGTATTAGATTTTACGCAGCAACCGTTAACTTATACCGCGGATATGACTTTTCCGTATCCGTGGAATAAGCCAGAAAAAAATAATTACTACAAAGCTGATATTGACACACTTGAGAAATCCCTTACCCATGAACAACAAATTCATGCGCAAGCGATTTTAGATGAAATTGAAACTTTACCGCGTATTTTACGTTATCGTATTCAAAAGCATTATGAATACATCATTAAAGAGTCAGGCCACTATAAAGCTTATGAATTTTTACGCTCTGATTTTTATAAGCGGATATTTCCTCGTATCACCGCGGTTAATTCACGATATGAATTAAAAACGAAAGCACTATTGACACTTTCAACTCGCTTTACACCTGAAATCAGTCAATTTAACCGGTTGTTTGACCTTTATGACAAACCAATCAAAAAACTGGCAGAGCACATTTCTAATGGTTTTTTCACTCTATATGAAGCCTATTGCGACCAGCTAACCGAGCAAAACGGCGGTGATCGTGAAATTATCTATGAAGATTCAGCACAAACTCAAATTTACGGGGCATTGGCTGAATTATCTCTAAATTTGCATGTCACACCGCTTTATCACCAAAGTTATCTCAAGGTTTTAAAAAACCGAAAGCGCCGTAGAGGGATGCAAAACCTAACCACGCACCAAGTGATCGCAGCTATTTCTCGCCTTGTAAATGCAGATTACTGGCACCGAAAGCTAAAAGCCCATAGAACACAATGGATTGAGGCAATCATGATTGCCAATATGGACGTGTGCATTAATCGCCACCCATACGCCAGTAAACAAGCTATCCGCGCGGTTCAAGCACAGCGTTTATCCAACATGCAATATTTACAGGGTATGGATATTCAAGATGTTGAAACCGGTGAGCGTTTTGATCTGTTCGATAAAGTGATGGCCAGCGTGTCAAACCCTGAAATTCGCCGCATGGAATTAATGGCGCAAATGGCAGGGATTGAGCGCGTGGCAAAAGAACGCGGTGATATCGGGATGTTTATCACTTTGACGTGCCCGTCAAAGTACCACCCGACGAAGCAACGTAAAGAGAAAAATAAAGAAACCGGAAAAGATGATTATTACGCCGTACTAAACCATAAATGGAAAGATGAAGCCTATACACCAAAAGACGGACAGCGTTATTTAGTCAAAGTGTGGTCGCGTATTCGTTCCGCTTTCAATGATAACAATATCAATATTTATGGTGTTCGTGTTGTCGAGCCGCATCATGACGGCACCCCACACTGGCATATGCTGCTTTTTGTTGATAAGGCCAGCCGAGCAAAAGCTATTGATATTATGCGTAAACGTGCCCTGAAAGAGGATGGTAACGAAGCTGGCGCACAAAAATACCGGTTTGAGTATAAGCACATGAACCGCGGCGGTGCCGTGGGTTACATCGCTAAATATATTGCTAAAAATATCGATGGGTATGCCCTTGATGGTGAGATAGACCATGAAACCGGCAAAGACCTAAAAAGCATGGCGGCAGCGGTTACCGCGTGGGCGTCAACATGGCGTATTCCGCAATTTCAATTTTATAAGCTCCCATCTAAAGGCGCATACCGTGAATGCCGCCGCTTACCTCGTGGTGTTTCCATTGCTGACAAACTTGGGGATGTTGCCGAACGTGTTAGAGCTGCTGCCGACCAAGGCAAATTTGATGAATACATCATGTCACAAGGTGGTCCATGTATTCGACGAAGAGAAGAAACAATACGAGTTGCCCGAGAAGTTAGTGACGTGAATGTTTACGGCGAAGAGGTTCAAAAAGTTGTTGGTATTTATCATCAACTCAAAGCCGATGCACCAGTACTTAAAACCCGTGAAAGAAAGTACCAAATCGTCAAGAAAAGTGCCATTGACGTTGATTTTAATCTTTTAAAGAGCGACAGCGGAGCGACTCGGAGTCCTGTCAATAACTGTAGATCGCGGATCACATCCAATCTATCAGATGTGCAATTTTACGAGCCTGAGCACGGCTCAGGTGAAGTATGCAACATTCAGGAATATGGTTTTGCGTTTATAGAAACGGATGCTCAAAACACCGCTGAGAGAGAAATATCACTGGGAAATCAACAAAGACAGATTTCAAACATTGAAGTAAGTGAGGGTGATAAGGAAATTCAGTCAGAAATAGTTGCTTTTGCAAAAGAGGCCGGCATTCATTTCGATATTCCACAAATAGAAACCATGTTCATTAACGGTTTAGGCGTAAGTGATGAGTTACATTTTATAAAAGTCTATGGAGAACGGTTGAGATTAAGCTTAAATGAAAGTGGGAAAGAGCTGCAAAAACAGGAATTAGTAGCGCAGAAAGAGGCGATTAGAGGGAAGCATACAAAACTATGTTTGGATGTGTTGATGAGGGTTAGCAAGTTAAAAAAGGACATAAAACTATAAAGCATAAATAAGTTAAATTACTTATAGATATAAAATATTTAAATATTTTTTAAATCCAAAAGGTAAAATTAGGTAATAATTTATGAAGAAAAAGCTCACTCTAAAATCACAATAATGGATAAAAATAGACCAATGACTTAAAGCTTCATTATATTTATTTGACGAACATCACAAAATAGATTCAAACATAACAAAAAACATTATAAATTCATATAATTATAAAAATAAATGAAGTCTTATAAAGGATTGAGTATGTATCTAATAAAACGTATTGAAATACAAGATTTTTGGGGAAGATTCAATGCAACATGTAATTTTAATAATGATGTTAATATCATCATAGGTAAAAATGGTACAGGTAAAACCACTTTTATGAATATTTTAAATTCTATCTTAGCTGTTGATCTAGATAGCATTGTCATTGAAAACTTTAAATCTGCCAATATTTATTTACAAAAAGAAAGTAAAGAAAAAACAGAGAAAAATAATGATGAAGTGGAAAGTAATTCACCCGACACGATAAAAATCAGTGTAAAAATACTTGAAGATGATAGTGATTTGAGAATATCAAGTTTAATTGAATATAATATATCGGGAGAAATATATAACGTCAGATTAGCCCCAAATCAAAGACAGATACCATTATCTATTAGAAATAAAATTTTAGAGAGTAAAAATGAGCTAAAAACCAAATTAGACAAATTTGTTTCATTATCCTCTCTTTCTGTATATAGGTTACGTAGCGGTGAAGACTTAGAGTTAAGAAATTCTAGTTCATCTGAATTCATAAATCCTGTTGATTATAGGCTTATGCAGTTATTACAAAATTTAATGCGTTATCAGCTAACTTTGTCGCAACATAGTAGAATTATATCTTCGGAACTACAAAAAGATGTATTAACCTCAATTTTATATGTAAAAGAAGATTCTAGTAAGTTAACCTTAAATACAGAATTTAATAAAGAAATTGAATCGAGAAACCTAATAACAGCATTTACTCGATTAAATACATTTGATGAATCAGTAAGACGAAAAATAACAAATCATGTTGATACTATTGATAAAACATTGAAAGCTATTCATGAAGAAAGAGACAAAATAAAAGATAAGCAGAATAGAAAAAATAGAAAGAATTTTCTTAATTCAGAAATTGATTATAGATCTATAGAGGCATATTTTAAAACACAAAAGATAATTAAGCTATCACTTGAAGCTGAAGAGAAAATAAATAGCATATACTCTTTACTTAATTTATTCTTGAAAGTAATACATGAATTCATTGATGATAAAAAATTCACCTATGATGAGGGAGAGCTTAAAGTTAAAGGGAAGTATGGTGAAATTGGTATTAATAATTTATCCTCAGGTGAAAAACAATTATTAATATTATTAATTGAAACTTTACTTCAGCAAGGTAAAAGCTATATTTTCTTAGCTGATGAACCAGAGCTTTCATTGCACATTGCATGGCAAAGAAAAATAATACCTGCTATAAAAAGATTAAATCCTAATGCCCAAGTCATTGCTGCAACGCATTCGCCAGAAGTGGCATCTAGATATATGAATAATATTGTTAATATGGGAAGTATTGTTCATGAATGATATTGCGTATTCAATTGAAGCAGAGAATGTTTTATCCTTATTTTTTGAGGCTGATTATATTGTCTATGTAGAAGGAATCGATGATGTATGTTTTTGGGATGTAATTCTAAATGAGTTTAGTGACTTAAAATACGAAGTTATAGATGTTGGAGGATGCCATAATTTAGAGCCATATATAGAAAAAATTTTAAATAATTCAATTAAAGACCTTGTTGCATTAGATTCGGATTTCAATTTAATCACAGGAAATAGATTTAATAATAAAAGAATATTATATACTAATGGTTATTCTATAGAGAATACATATATTACTGCTGAATCGATAAAAAAAACTATAAAACACATTGGTCGATTTAATTCTAAGACCATGTTTTCATTAGAAATAGAACGTTGGCTAGAATCTTTCATTAATAGCATGGAGTGCTTAATAAAGCTAGATATCCATAATCATTTATATCAGAGAGGCGAGGTTGTTATATCTGATAGTGTTCACTTATTCCTTTCTTCTAAAGATGCAACTATACCTGATGTAAATAAGGTTAGTGAAAAAAAACAACTCTTAATAGAATCACTGGGTTACATTAATGATGTTGAAGTAGACCATTTAATTTCTCCCTATCCTTTATACTGCTTACTTAAAGGTCATTTTATTTTTTCTGGTGTAGCTAATTATATTAGATTATCGATAAAATCATTCGGTAAAAAAGCATCAATACCCGATGATTCTATATATTCAAGTTTAATTGCGAATTTTGTGAATATTTTTAATGAAGAACATCCTGAATATCTTTATTATAAAGATATTGTTGAACAATCATATTCTTAAGATTAGTGAAGGAGCTTTTATCAGCGGTTATATAATTCCGCAATTTCCTACAACAATTTGCAAGATCAAAAATGAATAATTATCCGCGCTGAGTACCACCACTGGCGCGGTTCAGACGATCTCTTGCAGGTGCATGAAAACCGACCTATTTAGTGGGCAGGCGTGGCGGGGCTACGATTGCGCGGCGAGGTGTTTATTGTTAAATATCCGTCCGCAAAATCTCCGAGCCGTCACAGCGTTAAAATCAAATTTCTATAACTAGATAGCAATTAATTTTGCACACTTTGTGGTGGCGTATAGTGCGTTTAAATCGCTATTTGATGGGGGTAATTTATTGCGGATTCGTCTTGGTGAGTTAGGTTTGGTATAATACAGTGGGGTCCTATTATTATTTAGGGCATCGAGATCACCTACCTACGGGCAAAAATATACCGCCTCAGTGGGCGGTATCATTGAATTTACGCGTGATATTATTCGTCGTCTAAGTCCAGTGAGTACTTATCAAACTGTATAATCTCCCCGCCAAACCAATCATTCAATTGCATCATCTTACTTTGTAACGGCATCAACTCATTGCGCACAAATACTTTTGCCGCTTTCTCAACATCACCAAAGCCGCCCACATTTTCAGGAATGATCCCCATGATTTGTGGTGGCACGCGGTGTGCCGCTAACATATCGTCACGACTTACATTTTTAATATTAAGGAATTCATCTTTTGCGGCAGCTTCGGAAAGCGGAATAGTTTGGATGCCGTCTTTCTTTCCCCCTGGTGCGTACAAAAATAAATTGCGAAAGTTCCCTGGTCCTTTACTACTTTTGAGTGCTTCACGAATTTTATCAACATCATCGGTTTTTTGTGCTGCATCACTGATATACAGAATATAACCGGCATGCGAACCATTGAGATAATATTTACGGCGAAATAGTGTTGCCGATTCATTGAGCAGTACGGACGGGATTGCCGCGAGATATTCCGGCAAGCCGTATAACTCTTGGTTAATATCCGGCTCAATCAAATGAAACACTTTGCCCGTTTGAAATTCATACGGTTTAATATCGTAGCCATATTGCACAAACCAGTAAGTTTCTAAGTCAACACCGCGGCGGGTAAACTTAGCCGGCGAATGTTTAAAATTCAGCGACTGTCCCAGACGGTTATTTCGTTCTTCAAGATACCCATTACCAAACAGTAAAAAATCTAATGCCCAACTATCAAACGTCTGACGACTTAAATATTTATTAGGAATAAAGGTACTGGTGAGAATATTACGTTTTACATAAATTGCGCTGCTATGGTGTGGGGCTGCGCGGAACGTGCGCGCAAGGCCATTAAAACTAATTGGCGGCTCATAGTAATTATCAATTTGCACACATTCCAAATAATCAAAAATTTCACGCTTATCAAGTACGGGGATTGGATCACCGAAAGTGAATGCTTCCATTGATGCGCTGTCGGTTTTTTGCGCCAGTGTTTGTGATTGGCGTTTTTTATTTTTACGGCTCATTAAAAGACCTCGACGATATTATGTTGATTGTGATTTTCACCGGTGATCGGTTCGTTATAAAGGGCGTGCATGGTTGCCCATGCTAAATCTGCGTGGCTGGCTTCTTCGCTGCGGTCAGCTTCATAAGTTGGGCGGTTACCACTGGCGGTAGTGGCACGGCGAATGGCCATAAAAGATTGCGTGATATCATTACTACCCGCGTCATATTCCAACCGGTCATGGCTAATCACGTCATAAGCTTTAAGCACCAATGCATTTTTTAAGGCAGGGTTATAGACAAATTCTTTTGCAGCAGGGAAAAATTCCCGCACATTTTGCAGGACACCATGGCCAATACCTGTGGAATCAATCCCGATGTATTGCACGTTGTAACGCTCGGTGAGTTCTTTTATCGCGTCCGATTGCGCGCGAAAATCCATGCCACGCCATTGATGATGCTCAAGTATGCGAAACTTACCGCCTTTGTGTAGCGGTGGCGCAATCACCACGCAACCCGCACTATCTCCGTTTTGAGTACCTTTCGCGGGGTCATAACCAATCCAAACAGGGTGATAAGCATAGGGGCGTATCATTAACGGCTGAACGTCGTCCCATATTTCCCAACTGTCCACCATGCATTTTTGCATTAACTGCAAATTAAAGATGGATGCAATATCATCAACAAACTCACACATCAGCAAGTTTTCGAATTCATCAGGGCTATATTCTAAATAGAGTTGATCAATATCGAATAAATTACACCCGCCCCGCATGGCATCTTCAATCGTGACAATTTGCCGCCACTGACCATCCCCACACATCATGCCATTCACTAACGCTTGATGGCTGATATCGATCTCAACGTGATCGGCTTTACGACGACCACGATTAAAGAGCTTTCCAGACCAGAACGGATACGCGCTGTGTGTTAATGCGGATGGGGTCGAAAAGTAGGTTTGACGCCATTTCTTGTGCATGGCCATACCGGAGGCGACTTTGCGTAATTCTTGGAATTTGGGTATCCAGAAATACTCATCAAGATATAAATTCCCATGGTAACTTTGTGCGGTGCGGGCATTGGTGCCAAGAAAATACATTGTCGCGCCATTAGGCAAAACTATCGGGTCACCTTTTAAATCAACATCAACCTCTCGCGCCATATCAATGATGTACCCTTTAAATACATGCGCTTGGGCTTTACTCGCCGATAAAAATATTTGATTTCGGCCTGTGGTGAGTGCATCCATAAAGGCTTCACGCGCAAAAAAGTAAGTCGCCCCGATTTGGCGTGATTTTAAGATGTTACGAATGCGATGTTCATGGCCGGCACCGTACCAAACCTTTTGGTACGCAAACATATTTTCACGAAAGATTTCTTCCAGCTTTTCAATCTGCTGTTCGCTAAATAAATTTTTCTCAGGGACGCGGCGTTCACCTTTATTGCGATTGGCTAGTTTCGGGTTCAAATCAACCTCATTGCCACCGTTTTGATACTTGTGAATTTTGGCGTGTCGTTCGACTTGCCGGTAAAGCAAGTCGATTTCTTTATAATCTTTTCCCTCTTTATTTTCTTTACTCAATAGCGTACAAAGTCGCATCTCCAGCGTCATTTCCACGCGATCAATGGGGGTGATTTCATCCCACTTATCGCGGCGTTTCCAACTGTGAATTGTCGCGGCTTTTTCCTTGAGAGCCTCGGCAATACGCGCAATGCGATACCCACTAAAGTACATGTGCATGGCGCGTTTTCTTGGGTCAAAATCGTGTAATGTTTTCATGTCGCCAGATTACTGGCTCAGACAACCAATCGCCCCGAGCTGCCATTGTGTCATTCTCCACACAATGGCAACGCATTGTTTCTTAGCCCTCATCCCTGAAAACATAGGCTCATTATTTTTTTATTTACGAATGAAATTTATCTACGTATGAAATTTAATTGCCGGAGCCTGAGCAATGACAAAAAAATCTAAACCGGTGCGCCTTTGTGTTGAGGGAGCCACAACTGATGGACGTAAAGTGCAGCGCCAATGGCTCACTGATATTGCCAAAAATTACGACCCATCCGTTTATGGTGCTCGGATCAACATGGAGCATCTAAATTATGAATGGATGCCGCGCTTTGGGGATGTGGAATCTGTTTACACAGAAGAAATCAGTGAAGGTGCTCTGAAAGGTAAGCTTGCTCTATACGGGATTTTATCACCAACAGATTCATTAATTGAGATGAATCGTAAGCGTCAAAAGGTGTATACCTCCGTTGAAATTAACCCTAATTTTTCCGATATGAATTCGGCCTATTTGGTGGGCTTAGCTGTCACGGATAACCCTGCCAGCCTTGGCACGAGCATGTTGGAATTTAGCGCGGGTGCAGATAAAACCGCGACTTTCTCAGAACGCAAGCAAGATAAAGATAACGTCTTTACGGCGGCGGAAGAAACGGTGATTGAATTTACCGAGGAAGAAAACAAACCAGAAAAAACCAGTTTAAGAGAGCGTGTCATGGCAATGTTTAGCCGTGAACGTAAGCGCAATGATGTTGAACTCAATGACATTCACCAAGCGGTAGAGCTTTGCGCGGAAGAGCAAACCGAAACTGCACAAAAGCTGACTCAGCTTGAAACACAAGTTAAAGCGTTATCGGGTATCAAGCAAGAAAATGAAACCCTGCGCAGTGAGCTGGACCAACTCAAAAAAGATTTGAGCCAGCAAGATAATCAGCAACACCGCCCCACGTCTTTTGGTGGCAATACAACCAACACTGAAAACCTGACTGATTGCTAAACGGGAAAAACAATGAGAAAAGAAACAAAAGTTAAATTTAACGGTTACATGACCCGTCTAGGTGAGATTTACGGTGTTCAGCCACACGAATTCACAGATTCAAAAGTGGAAATTGAGCCTTCGGCAGCCCAAAAACTGGAAAGCAAAATTCAGTTAAGCGCCGTCTTTCTGACCAAAATTAATATTGTGCCTGTCAAAGACCAAGTGGGCGAAAAAATCGGCCTCGGTATTGGCTCAACGGTTGCCGGCACGACGGACACCACCAAACAAGACCGCGAACCGACTGACCCAACTCAATTGGCCAAACAAGGCTATCACTGCCGTCAAACGAATTTCGATACCGCTATTCGTTATGAAAAACTGGACATGTGGGCGATGTTTGAAGATTTCCAACGCCGCATACGTGATGCCATTATTCAGCGTCAAGCCCTTGACCGCATTATGATTGGCTTTAACGGGACACATCGTGCAGCAACCTCAAACCGCGAAGTCAATAAACTCCTGCAAGACGTGAATGTCGGTTGGTTACATAAAATTCGCCTTGAAGCCCCTGAACATGTTTTAGGTTCTTCAACAGATAAAGACACCAACCAAATCACCCCCGAGCCTATCAAAGTGGGTAAAGGTGAAGAGTATGAAAACCTTGATGCACTGGTTATGCAAGCCGTTGACCACGCGATTTCAGAAGTGTACGCCGACGATACCGATTTAGTCGTTATCTGTGGCCGCTCACTTTTAGCCGATAAATATTTCCCTATCGTCAATCGTGATCAAGCCAATACCGAGGCGTTAGCGGCGGATGTGATTATCAGCCAAAAACGCCTCGGTGGGTTGCCGGCGGTACGTGTTCCCTATTTCCCGAAAAATGGAATGCTTATCACACGATTAGATAATTTATCTATCTACTGGCAAATCGAATCACGCCGCCGTCAAGTAGTGGATAACGCAAAACGTGACCGTATCGAAAACTACGAATCAGTGAATGAAGATTACATTGTTGAAGATTACGACTGTGTGGCGTTGATTGAAAACATTGATCTGACGTCTGGAAAACCGGCGGAGCCTACTGAGCCGGACGAAGTAAAAGACGCGCCAACCGGAGAATAAGCTGTGAATCCGTGGGAACGAAAACGCATGCAGGTTGAAGCCAAGAACGTCAGCGACTATGGCGTTCTTGCTGACCCCTCGGCAGCAACACAAGTCAAATTGATGTTGCGCCAACACATGCGGGATTTAGGTAAAACCCAATCATTTGAACGCAAAGCCGCGTACAAACGTAAAGCCTTACCGCTATACGAAACGTGGATCACTGAAACATTAAAAGGCAATTCAGGCGTTCAAGATGATGTTTTGATGTACCTGATGTTGTGGAGTTTTGACGCGGGTTTGTACGCGCAAGGGCTAGATATAGCGGAGTATGCATTAAAACACAAGCTCGCCATGCCGTCAGGCCAATCCCGCACAACCGGTTGTGCTATTGCCGAAGAAATGGGGGATAGAGCCAAAGAAGCCTATACCGCAAAAAATCCCATTCCATTGGATATCTTGCAGCGCACCATGGCATTAATTGAGCATGAAGATATGCCCGATAAAGTCCGCGCCGAGCTGCATAAATGGCTCGGTTACAGCTTGCGCGATAATGATTTTCCGCAACCGGCTTTATGTGAATTAATACGTGCCCTTGAGCTCAATGAGCGCAGTGGGGTTAAGCAGGATATTAAGAATATTGAAAAGTTTTTGTCAGCAAAAAACAGAGCTGATGAATAAAGAACGTGCCAACGCGCAAGGCGGCGCGAGATAAGAAATTTATTTTTCGGACTCTCGCCCACCGCCTACCTATTTTTAAGGTGACCTTATGGATTTTGTTTCACCCGAACCCGCTAACGAAAAAGACGAAACGATCACCAGTGGTGATTTTTGGCCTGCGATTAATACCCGTGCATTTCGGGAATCAATGCGAGTTGACGGTACGGTCACCCAAAGTCGATTAATTGAAGCCTTAAAAAACGCCATCATCGAAACCAACCGTGAATTATCCCGCTTTCAACAGCAAGAAATCCACTTGGGCTATACAACGTTAGGCGCAGTTCCGGCCAGCAAAATTACGCATGGGGATATTGACGTATCGGAATTAGTGATCCTTTATCGCCGTGCCGTATTCAGCGCGGCAAAAGCAAACTTAATCGAACGTTACCGCGATATTGATACAACCCCCAACGGTAATAAAAAAGCTGATGCCTTAGAGACGAACATTGATGATTTACAGCGTGATGCTATCTGGGCAATTCAGCGCATCAAAGGAACGACACACAATATTGTTGAATTGATATGAAAATCAGAACGATAAAAGGTGACACCATAGACGAGATATGTTGGCGATTTTACGGCAGAACGACAGGCATGACCGAGGCTGTTTTGTTAGCGAATCCCAATCTTGCCGAACAAGGCGCGGTGCTACCTGCGGGGCTATTGATTGAGTTACCTGAAATTACCGAAGAGCCGGTACAGCCACTTATACAGCTATGGGATTGATACATGTTTGATAAAGATCCGAACAGTTTCGGTATCGCACAGTGGTTATTAATGCTCTTCATTTCAATGTGGGGAGGTGTTGTGAGATACATCATTGACGTTAAAACGAATAATGCCCCGTGGAGCTGGTTTGCAGCTTTTATGCAAATGGTCGTTTCCGGCTTTGTCGGGTTGTTAGGCGGATTGCTCTGTATTGAGGGAAATCAGAGCATTTATATCACCCTATTCACCACCGGTGTATTTGGTGCAATGGGAAGTATCGGACTTTCCTATTTATGGTCACGCTTTACTGGAGGAAAACATGTCTAACGTACCACGCGGCATACGCAATAATAATCCGGGCAATATTGATTATAACCCGAGAAACCCATGGCGAGGAGAGCTGGCCTTTGACCCTAGCATTGAACCCCGTCATAGCCGCTTTGAGAAACCTGAATACGGTATTCGCGCATTATTCAAGCTTTTGCGGACCTATTCAACCTACGCGGGGAAACAGGGGGTTGGTTGCGGCAAAATTGATACGGTGGAAGAAATTATTGAGCGTTGGGCACCGGCAAAAGACCGTAATAATACAGAGGGTTATATTAATCGTGTCTGTAAAGAAACGGGCTTTGGTCGTCGTGATTGCCTTGATGTTTATAACAAAGAAACGGCATTCAAAATGGCTAAAGCGATAGTCCATGTTGAAAATGGTCAGCAGCCATACAGTGATGAACTGTTTGAAAAAGCGTGGGCGATGTTGTGATGTTTAAACTCAATAATGCTAGACGAAAAGCTTATGTTTAATATGAAAAAATGGGTAATCGCTTTCGCATTATTCCTTGTCGCCGGTGTCATATTCGCCGGCTGGCAAGGTATCAAAAAAATAGATCGGCTCAATGAACGAGTCGGCATACTCACGGCAGAAAACCAACAACTTTCGTTAGACGTTGATAAAAAATCCGCGCTGATCTCTGAACAATCATTAAGTTTTCACCGTGCAAATCAAATCGCGGGTGATGCCTATCGTCGCGGTATTATTCAACGCGCCGCCGCCGAGGAAAGAAAAATTGAATATAAAACCCTTCTTAAAAACGAGCCAACGTGTGATTTACCTGTGCCTAAGTATCTTGCTGATCGGGTGCTCGACAACGCCTACCGTATCCGTGCAAACGCAATGCGTTCCCATTCCGAAAACACTCACCCAGCAAGTACCACCGCCTCTACCGGACGGGTTCTAACTTATTGCGATTTGGCTTTGATGGTTGACCCTTTACTTGCAGCCTTAGAAACCGCCAATATTCAACTAAGTGCGATTGAGCAATTTGATGAGGAACGGAACCGTGAAAAAGCTCATTAACTTACGGGAATATTTAGACAGCAAAATTCCATTTCTCAAAGATAACCCCGAAAATTTATACTTGTTCGTTGAAAACGGGCGGATTATTTCCACGTTAGAAGAAACGCCCAGTTTTGAATATGAATACACCGCTAATATTATTATTGAGCGCTATAGTGGTGACCAAAATGTCTTAATTGCAGTAGTCAATGATTGGCTAAGAAAAAATCAATCCGATATTTCAGCGAACCCCGCAAAGCGGCAACAAGATTTTAGATTTGAGGCGGTGATTTTAGATAACAAAACCGCCCACATCAGTATTGATTTAAATCTCACCGAGCGTGTATTAGCGATTGATAACGACGGCAAATATGTGATTGAGGCTACCCCTGAGCCGGCCAACCCGTTTAATGAATGGCCAACGACACGATGAATGATGATACTTTGCGTCAACTTGACAGTGAATTAACGCATTTATTAAATCGCATGTCACAAGGCCAGCGCCGGCAGCTCGCCAAAGAAATCACTCGCGATTTACGCCGTTCTCAAATTAAGCGCATTTCACAACAAAAAAATCCGGATGGCAGCCCATACACCAAACGCAAAGCGAATTTCATCACGGTACAACGTGAAATCCAATTTATGTGGCACGGTCAAAAACGTACCTTACGGAACTGGCGAGGTAATAGCAAAACAATCACTGGCCAAGATGCGAATAAAAAAGCGCAGCGCTCATTTCGTAAATCAGATATTCAGCGCTATATCAGTATCAAGAAAGATAAAATCAGTACAGAGCGCAAAACCAAGCAAACCCGCATGTTTAAAAAACTGGCCACCGCCCGTTTTTTACGCGCCTATAATAGCGATAAAGAAGCCGTCATTTATTTTTTACCTTCCGCAGCAAATATTGCCGGTGTACACCAGTTCGGTTTAACCGAGCGTATTGGCAACGCAAAAATAACCTATCCATCACGCCAGTTGTTAGGGCTCACTCCGGAAGAAATCAGGCATATTGAAAGTCAGATTATTGATTTCCTCTCTCGATAATGTGTATCACCGACTGCACAAAAGGCAGTAGCTGCAATCAATACACTATCAATGGCACGCTTAAGAAAATCATTTTTTTGAGGTTGTCATGCGCAAATTTATTCCGCTTTTACCTGTAGGGCTTTTTATCTTTATTTCAATTCTGGCCATTAGTGTTGATGACTATAAAGTCGTTGCAGGTGCAGAGGTCGTTAGAATTCTTGTGAATATCTACGTGATAGCAATATTTTTCTCTTTTAGCCCTAATTTAGAAAGTGACTCTCATTCTTGTACATTAAAAGGAATAACGAAAAGTCTAATTCCTTTTAATCTAAATAGTTACCGGTTAGTCATCGTATTAAACGTTATCGCTGCATTCCTATTAATTATTACCAAGCAATGGATTTCTATTCCATTGCTCATAGTCTGGTTTGCTTATCAGTACTGGTTTAGAAAAACAATTTTATCAGCCATTAACCCCGAGGTTTGATATTTAATGTCTGCCGAGATTCGTCGCTTAATCAGAAATCTGATCCGCATTGGCATCGTGACAGATGTGAATGCTAAGAAAGGCTGTCGTGTACAAATTGGAAGCTTAGAAACCGACTGGCTAAATTGGATCACCTTGCGTGCTGGTAATACTCGCACCATGAATGCACCTAGCGTGGGTGAGCAAGTTCTTATCCTTGCTTTAGGCGGCGAACTTACCACGGCATTTGTGCTAACCGGTATCTTTTCCAATGAACATGCCGAGCCGACCAGTTCACTCACAGCAGACCACCGAACCTATTCAGATGGGGCAATCATTGAATATGAACCCGCCACTGGTGCATTAATCGCAACAGGAATTAAAACGGCCACGATTGACGCTAGTGAACAAATTAATGCCACCACAAACGTGGTTGTCGTCAATGCAAGTAAACAAATTAACCTTACCACTCCAACGGTGATTTGCTCACAAAACCTCACCTGCGCCACGCTCAATGTCACCGAGGGCGGTGAAATGACGGGTAATTTTACACACACCGGCGGCGCGATTAAATCTAATGGTATTACGTTGCATGATCATACTCATGGCGGTGTACGTAGCGGCGGAGAATCCACAGGAAAACCCCAATGAGATATTGCGGTATGAGTCGAGAAAATGGAAAGTGCCTTTCCGATATTGAGCATATACGCCAATCCGTGCGCGATATCTTTATCACGCCTATTGGCTCACGCGTCGCACGGCGAAATTATGGTTCGCTATTATCAGAACTTATCGACCAGCCACAAAATCCCGCGCTGAAATTGCAGTTAATGTCAGCGTGCTACACCGCATTGTTGAAATGGGAGCCACGCATTTTATTAACTCGCATTAGCCTAAATAGCACCGAGGCTGCGCAGATGATTGTGGATATTGAAGCCACAAACCAAGATACCAATCAGTCACTTAATTTTTCGGTCAATGTGAGGTAACGATGGCAGCCAGTATTGATTTAAGTTTGTTACCGGCACCGGATGTGGTCGAAACGTTAGATTATGAGGTGCTATTAGCCGAGCGAAAAACCGCGCTAATTAATGCTATGCCAGCAGAGCTACAGGAAGCGATAGCCCGTACCTTGGAATTAGAATCTGATCCTCTAATAAAGTTATTGGAAGAAAGCTGTTACCGTGAATTGATACTACGTCAGCGTGTCAATGAAGCCGCGCGCGCAAGTATGGTGGCCTTTGCCGCCGGAGCCGACCTTGACCAACTCGCGGCCAATAACAACGTGAAACGCCTGATGTTATCAGCCGGTGATGAAAACGCGATTCCACCGATTCCGCCGGTGTATGAGTCGGATTCCAATTTGCGTATGCGTATACCGGCCGCTTTCGAAGCGTTAAGCGTAGCTGGCCCGATTGGCAGTTATGAATATCATGCTCGTAGTGCTGATGGTCGGGTTTCTGACGCTTCTGTCATTAGCCCGCTACCGGCTCATGTCACGGTTACCGTTTTATCCCGCGAGGGGAACGGCAGCGCACCGGCTGATTTAATTGAGAAAGTGAATATGGCGTTAAACGATGAGGACGTTAGGCCTGTGGCTGACCGTGTGACTGTGCAATCAGCAACCATCGTTAACTATGAAATCGACGCGGTGATTTACTGTTATCCCTCGCCTGAATATGAGCCGATCATGGCAGCGGCAGAGGAGCAAGTGAAACGTTATGCGACACAGCAACACCGGTTAGGCCGTGACATTGTCCTCAGTGCCATTTATGCCGCGCTGCATGTGCAAGGCGTGCAACGCGTCGAATTAAAAAAGCCAATTGCCGATATCAAGCTAGACAAAACACAGGCCAGCTTCTGCTCTCAAATTAATGTTGCATTAGGGGGCTCAGATGAATAATCGTTTATTACCTGTCGGCTCATCACCGTTAGAGCTTGCGGCGGCTGAATCACTGGCACAGATTGAGCGCGTGCCTATTCCTATTCGTGAACTTTGGAACCCTGATAAATGCCCCGTGCATTTGCTGCCGTATCTGGCGTGGGCGTTCAGCGTTGACCGGTGGGATAAAAACTGGACAGAAAAAGCCAAACGGGATGCGGTGAAAGCCGCCATGTTTATTCATAAACACAAGGGCACCATTGGTGCATTGCGCCGTGTGGTTGAGCCGTTGGGTTATTTAATCCGTGTGATTGAGTGGTGGAAAACCAACGAAACCGCCGGCACGTTTCGTCTTGATATCGGGGTTCTTGAAACGGGTATCACCGAGGAAATGTATCAAGAGTTAGAAGCATTGATTTTTGATGCTAAGCCGGCGAGCCGTCACCTTGTCGGGCTCACTATTCAACTAGAAACCCGCGGTGAGTTTTATTGCGCGGCATCCAGTTACACCGGTGATTCATTGACCGTTTACGCGTATACACCGCCTTTAATTTCGGTTTCTGGCCTTGATGTTCAAGGCGCGGCGATTCACTTAATTGATGAAATGAGGATTAATCCACAATGAAATACTTCGCCTTACTCACAAAATTAGGTGAGAACTTATTAGCCCAAGCGACAGCGCTAGGCACAAAACTTGAATTAACACATATGGCGGTGGGCGATGGTGGCGGGAGTTTACCAACGCCAGATACCAATCAAACTAAATTAATTGCTGAAAAACGCAGAGCCGCTATTAACACTTTGTTTATTGATGATAAAAATAAAAATCAAATCATTGCTGAACAAATTATTCCCGAACAGGATGGCGGTTGGTGGATACGTGAGATTGGGTTATTTGATAAAGCGGGTAATTTAATTGCAGTAGCAAACTGCCCTGAAACGTATAAGCCACAATTAGCGGAAGGGTCAGGCCGTACACAATCGATTCGCATGGTGTTAATTGTCAGTCACACGGAATCGGTCACATTAAAAATTGATCCGTCAGTTGTGCTGGCAACTCGTGAGTATGTGAATACTGAAATCACAGTGCTGGACAAAAAAATTGATGCACTATCAGCACAAACCAAGCTGGATTTAAATAAAAAATTCGACAAGGCGAACATTTCAGGCCAGAAAGGTAACGATAACGACAAAGTCCCTAGTCTGAATTTGTTTTCGACTGAGATTGGTAAACTTGCCGCACTTGGGTACAGCTATTCAAAAATTGAATCGGACGGCAGATACCAACCTAAAGGAAATTACGCCCCTGCGGGTGACTATGCAACAAATGCAGCATTAACTAATGGGCTAAATGGGAAATTTGATAAAACATCAATAGTACAAAGTACGGGTTCATCAACTACAAATGCCATGAGCCAAGATGCCACAACAAAAGAATTAAATAAAAAATTAAATATTACAGGGGGGAATATAAAAGGAGGGATAGTTGTTGAGAGTACAAGTGTCTCAATATTAAGCCCTAATGATTACGGTGGATTTACTATCCATAGAAATTCGGGTGGGCATGTTCGAATTGAAACTTTACCAGCTGGCTCAACTTCAATGTTAACAATTGCGAATAGAAATTCCACTGGGGGAAATATTAATGTTGCATATGTTCCGAATAAGTCGGGTCATTTGGCAATGGCTGATGATGTTTCTTTGTCTGCAGTCCCAATCGGTGGCTCAATCATTTGGAACACATCAGCTCCTATCCCTGCTAATTATTGGGCAAATGAAGGCCGTTCATTCTCTGGTACAGAATACCCTGAAGCAGCAAAAGTATTTACTAACTTAAAGCTTCCTGACGACAGAGGATATGGAATTAGAGTTGCAGATAATGGGCGTGGAATTGATGCAGGGCGCACAGTTGGAACATATCAAGATGATGCTGTGCAGAATATGACGGGAAATATTGTCATTTCATCAGAAGTTACTCCATCAGGAAGCGCCAATGGTGTTTTTAGTTTAACTAAAAAATCTGGATACACTGTTACATCTGAATTTTTTACAAGACCCGCACATGAGATTAGTTTAGATATTTCTCGCCAAGTAAGGACATCGAGCGAAACTCGCATGAAAAACGTATCTAAAATTTTAATTACGAGAATGAAATAATGAAATATTCAACCGAAATAAAAAAAGCTGAATTTGATAATAATGGATTAGCTATTATTGCTGGATGGGCAGAAGTTTATCTATGTGATCCAATAACCCGCGAATATGTTCGTGCTTCATTAGATAACGTTCCATTTGGTGGCTCAATTGTTGCTGATGCGTATTTGGATAAACCCGATTTACCAACAAAAGAGAATGTCGCCATTCTTCGCAGCGAAGATGAAAAATCATGGATTCATGTTGCTGACTATCGCGGTAAAATTGCTTACAGCACAGAAACGCGTCAACCGATTGAAATTGATTTCATCGGTGATTTGCCACTGACATTAACACTCTTAGAGCCGAAAACAGAATTTGATAAGTGGAACGGCAAAAAATGGGTAACAGATACTGAAGCTCAAAAAGCGGTATTGGTTGCACAAACCGAGCAGGAAAAGGCGCAGCGATTAGAGGAAGCGAATGCCACTATCACGTATTTACAAGATGCCATTGAAGTCGGTCTTGATGATGACGATTACCAAGCAAAATTAACAGCATGGAAAACATACCGTGTTTTGTTAAACCGTGTTGATACTTCACTCGCACCAGATATTGATTGGCCACAAAAGCCAGAGTAACGTACAAAAAGCCCCAAATTGGGGCTTTGTTTCATCCCTCACACAATCCCCATTTCGTGCATTTGTCTTAACCTCAACCCAAAATTGAGCTATTGCAAAATAGAGGACGCTAGTAATGGCTCAAGATTATCACCACGGCGTGCGAGTGATTGAACTCAACGAAGGCACGCGACCCATTCGCACCATCAACACCGCCATTGTCGGAATGGTGTGTACTGCCGATGATGCAGACACAAAAGCCTTTCCACTCAATACCCCTGTTTTAATTACAGATGTGAAAAATGCAGCAGGTAAAGCCGGCGAAACTGGCACGCTTGCTCGCTCACTGGATGCCATCGGTAACCAATCAAAACCGGTCACCGTGGTTGTACGTGTTGAACAAGGCGAAAGCGAAGCAGAAACCACATCCAATATTATTGGTGGTACCACGCCCGATGGCCGTAAAACCGGCTTGCAGGCATTAACCGTGGCGCAAGGCCGTTTAGGTGTTAAGCCTCGCATTCTAGCCGTACCGGCTCACGATACACAGGCGGTTTCATCAACGCTCGCCGGTATCGCGCAAAAAATGCGTGCCATGGCTTATATTAACGCCTATGGCAGTAAAACTATTTCGGATGCCATTGATTACCGTAAGAACTTTAATCAACGTGAATTAATGTTAATTTGGCCTGAATTCCAAAGTTGGGATACCGTCGCGAATGCAGAGAGTAATATCTACGCCACCGCGTGTGCCTTGGGTTTACGTGCCAAAATTGATAATGAAATTGGCTGGCATAAAACTTTGTCTAACGTGGGTGTTAATGGTGTCACGGGCATTTCTGCCGATGTGTCATGGGATTTACAAGACCCTGCCACCGATGCCGGCTTACTTAACGAAAACGATATCACCACGCTAATTCGCAATAACGGCTTCAAGTTTTGGGGCTCCCGTACTTGCTCTGATGACCCGTTGTTTGCCTTTGAATCCTACACCCGCACCGCGCAAGTGTTATCCGACACCATCGCCGAGGGGTTGGACTGGTCCATTGACGGCACGCTCAATCCCTCACTGGCTCGTGACATTATCGAAAGTATCAATGCAAAACTGCGCAGCATGACAACGCAAGGCTATTTGTTAGGTGGTGAATGTTGGTTCGATCCAGATGTTAACACCAAAGAAGAGCTGAAAAGCGGCAAGTTATACATTGATTATGACTATACAGCCGTACCCCCACTGGAAAACTTACTGTTACGTCAGCGTATTACCGACCGCTATTTATTGGATTTTGGCTCAAAAATTAAGGGGTAATCATGGCCTTACCACGCAAACTTAAAGATTTAAATTTATTCAATGAGGGTGAAAGCTATATGGGGCGTATTGAAGAAATCACGCTACCGAAAATCACCCGTAAATTTGAAACCTATCGCGGCGGCGGCATGAATGGCGGCGTCAAAATTGATATGGGGTTAGAAGATGATGCACTCTCTGCCGAATTAACATTTGGAGGCTTAGAAGCCCAGCTTTATAAGCAATGGGGGATCACTCAAATTGATGGCGTGATGTTGCGCCTCAATTGTGCTTATCAACGCCAAGATACCAAAGAATACACCGCCGTTGAGGTCGTGTTACGGGGTCGATTCAGTGAAATTGACTCCGGTAATGGCAAGGCCGGTGAAAATACCCAAGTCAAAGCACCTTTTAATGCCACGTATTACAAACTCATTTGGGATGGTGAAACACTCATTGAGATTGATTTACTCAATATGATTGAAAAAGTTGATGGTGTTGACCGTTTAGAAGAACAACGCGCCGCATTAGGTTTATAGGAAAAGTAAATGACTGAACCAGTAGAAAAAAATCAAATCACCGTCACGTTAGATGAACCCATCACGCGTGGAACAACCACAGTAACAGAGATTGTGGTACGTAAACCCAATTCTGGCGCATTGCGTGGTGTTCGCTTAGCCGCACTGATGGAAATGGATGTGGATTCGGCGATGTTGGTATTACCCCGAGTCACCGCACCGGCATTGACGAAACCCGAATTAATCATGATGAACCCTGCGGATATGCTGAATTTAACCAAAGAGCTTGTGCTTTTTTTGTTACCGAAGTCGGTGACTATGGATTTCCAGAACGATTAACCGTGAATGATTTAGTGGCAGATATTGCCACTATTTTTCACTGGTCACCGGCTGTCACCGATGAATTTTCCCTAACTGAATTATTAGAATGGCGTTATCACGCCCTTAAACGTAGCGGTGTAGAAGATGAGTAAAGATTTACGTTTACAGGTGATTTTAAGCGCCGTCGATAAATTCACGAAACCGTTTAAGAGCGCCCAAGCGTCGAATAAAAAATTGGCGGAAACCCTCCGCCAATCTAAACAACAACTCAAAGAGCTCAACAACCAAGCCAAGCAAATTGACGGGTTTAAGAAAACCAAGCAATCCCTTGATAGTGCTAGTCAAGCGTATCAACAGGCTACCGCCAAAGTTAGCCGGCTCGCACGTGAATTATCCACCGTTCAAAATCCCACGAGGGCCCAATCACGGGAGCTTGACCGCGCAAAAGCGGCGGCCGCAAAACTCAAAGCTGAAACCGGCACACTGAGTGCCTCATTGCAGCGCCAACGGGAAGCCCTAAAAGGCAGTGGTATTTCAACACGCCAGCTAAGCCAAGCTCAAATCAAATTAAATAGCGACATTGCCAGCACAAGCCGGCGATTACAGCAACAAGAGCAGCAACTAAAACGGGTGGCCAACCAAGAAAAGCGAATGTCTGCGGCAAAAAATAGCTATCAAAATGCCATGGGCGTACGTAATAAAATGGCCGGTAGCGGCGCGGGTATGCTTGCATCCGGTGTGGGGCTAGGTTATGCGGCTAAAAAAGTCTTAGTACCCGGCTATGATTTTGAAATCGGCATGTCGAAAGTGCAAGCCTTAACTCGCCTTGATAAAAATTCTGACGACTACAAGATGTTAAGGGAGCAAGCGCGAGACCTTGGGGCAACAACCGCATTTACCGCTAATGAAGTTGCACAAGGCCAAGCGTTCTATGCCATGGCCGGTTTTAAGCCAGAGCAAATTAAAAATGCCATGTCCGGTACTTTATCCATGTCATTGGCCGGTGATATCGACTTGGCCACCACGGCTGATATTGGTTCCAACATCTTGACCGGCTTTAAGCTGAATTCTAATGAAATGAACCGTGTCAGTGATGCCCTTGTTGCCACCTTTACCCGTTCAAACGTCAACCTCACGATGCTCGGTGACACCATGAAATATGTAGCGCCAGTGGCATCAGGTCTTGGTGTTGATATAGAAACAGCAGCCGCAGCCGCGGGAAAACTGGGTGATGCGGGTATTCAGGCTAGCATGGCGGGTACAGGATTAAAATCTATTTTAGGTCGTTTGGCTGAACCACCTAAAATGGCAGGTGAAGCTCTTGATAAACTGAAAATTAAAACTCGTGATTCAAAAGGTAACTTGCGTGAATTTACAGATATACTTGTTGAACTAGATAAAAAAACCAAAAAAATGGGTAATGCAGAACGTGCGGGATTATTCAAGCATATTGCGGGCGAAGAGGCATTTGCAGCCCTAACGGTACTTGTTGACCAAGCAGGAAGCGGGCAATTACAAACTTTAATTGCTGAAGTTAAAGCCGCCAAAGGGGAAGCGGAAAAAGTCGCCAAAACCATGACAGATAACCTTGATGGCGACTTAAAAAACTTAACCTCGGCTTATGAAGATGTAGGAATACAAATTTTTGGCGGTGCAGATAGCCCTTTGCGGGATATCACTAAACGAGTCACAGACCTCATTTCGAAGTTTGGTCAATGGGCAAAGAAAAACCCTGAACTGGTCAAACAAATCACCATGATCAGCTTGGGGTTAGGTGCGGTGCTGGCCGTTGGTGGCGGTATCACATTGATGATTGCGGCATTAATTGGACCACTCGCCATGGCAAAATTAAGCCTGTCCGTATTAGGTATCAAAGGCAGTGGTTTTCTATCATTACTCATTAAGCCTATTAAGTTAATTGGAACGGCATTTATGATGCTAGGTCGTGCGCTATTAGCTAACCCGATTATCTTATTTATCGCAGGGATCGCTGGCGCGGCTTACCTGATTTATAAATATTGGGATGATATCGTTCCGTACGCAAAAAAATTATGGAACAGAGTGACAGAGATATTTTCCCAGTTTTGGGAGGGGGTTAAATCCTATGTGCTGAATTGGGGGCTTGTCGGGCTAGTCTATCAACACTGGGATGAGATTGTCGCTATCACTTCTCGCATGTGGGCATTAGTTAAGAAAACCATTTCTGATAAGTGGGATCAGATTGTCGCGGATGTTAAAGGTTTGCCGGAACGTTTTAAACAAATTGGCGGTGAGATCATTGATAGCCTGAAAAACGGCATTCTGGAAAAATGGGAGGCACTGAAAGCTCAATTTGCCGAACTCAAGCAAATGGCCACAAACATATTACCCGATTGGATGCTTTCAGATGAAACCAAAACTGTCCGCGCCATGTCACAAGTGACCGTTATTCAAGCCGGTATGAAAAGTGCGGGCATGTTCGACAATGGCGGATTTATCCCTCGTGGACAATTTGGCATTGTCGGCGAAAAAGCCCCTGAAATAGTAACTGGCCCTGCTCATATAACCAGCCGGAGAAAAACTGCTGCACTGGCTGCGGCGGCATTAACCATCGGCTCTATGACCGCGACAGCAAAACCCATCCATCCTTATGCTTTACCCGCAAATAGCTATCAATCCGCGCCAACAACCATAAATCAAAGCAATCACGCGGCAAATACTGCGCCGGTCACTATCAATGTTTACCCATTACCGAACCAGTCAGCAAACGATATTGCAAGAGAAGTCGCTAGACAATTAGAGCAAAACCAACGGCGTGAACAGGCAAGACGACTGAGTCGGTATCAAGACAGCGAGGACGATTAATTATGGCAATGGCAGCACTAGGCTTGTTTGTCTTTCAATTAAATACAACGCCTTACCAGATGATGCAAATTAACCAAAAATACCGTTATGGCGTGAATAATCGTGTCGGCAAACGCCCCGCAGTTCAATTTATCGGCCTTGATAATGACGATATCACATTAAGTGGCTCATTATTTCCGTCACTGACTGGCGGCAGACTGTCATTACTGGTATTAGAGCAAATGGCAGAAACGGGAAAAGCATGGTCGTTGATTGATGGCTCAGGCACCATTTACGGTATGTTTGTAATTGAAGAAATCACCCAATCGAAAAGTATTTTTTTTGATGATGGCTCGGCCAGAAAAATTGATTTTACGCTGAAATTAAAACGTACGGATGAATCACTGTCTCAAATGTTTGGCGATCTAGGTCAGCAGCTCAATGATATTCGCGGAGCCTTACCGCTATGAGTTTTTTAACCAAAGATGAACTAACCCCTGCATTTGTGCTTGCGGCAGGCGGTGAAAATATTAATAGTCTAATTCAAGGGCGTTTAATGTCATTAACTATGACGGATAACCGCGGTTTTGAAGCTGACCAATTAGATATTGAGTTGGATGATAGCGACGGACAACTCGCCTTACCAAAGCGAGGTGAAACCCTGTCATTGCATCTTGGTTGGAAAAACGAACCGCTGATCTACAAGGGGACGTTTACGGTTGATGAGGTTGAACATAGTGGCGTGCCAGATAAGCTCACGATCCGCGGGCGTAGCGCGGACTTTCGCGACACTTTAAACGTCAAGCGTGAGCAGTCTTACCATCAAAAATCGTTGGGCGATATTGTACGCACCTTGGCGGAACGCAATAAGTTAAAGGCTGTTATTGATGAAAAATTAGATAAAATTAAACTCGCTCATATTGACCAGACCAACGAATCAGACGGATCATTTCTCACACGAGTGGCGAAATCCGAGGGGGCAATTGTTGCGGTTAAAAACGGAAACTTACTGTTTATGAAACAAGGTCAAGGGCTCACTGCAACTGGCCAACCGATTCAAACGATGCACATTAATCGCTCAGTCGGTGATGGTCACCGTTTTACACTGGCTGACCGCGGAGCATACACCGGCGTTATCGCTAACTGGCTTGATACACGTGAGCCGAAAAAGAAAAAAGCAGTGACGGTAAAGCGTAAGCGAAAAAGCAAACAACCTACAAAACCCGCTGAACCGAAAGAAAAACAAGGGGAATATCTAGCTGGCGAACAAGGGAACGTTCTCACGCTTTCTCACACCTACGCCACGAAAGAAAATGCCGCCCGAGCCGCAAAAGCCAACTGGGAAAAAATCCAACGTGGTGTTGCGTCATTTTCGATTCAACTTGCGGTTGGTCGTGCAGATCTCTACCCTGAAATGCCTGTCACCGTCAGCGGATTTAAACCAGAGATTGATAACGCGGAATGGACATTAACGCGAGTCGTTCATTCACTGAATGACAGTGGTTTTACAACCGCATTAGAGTTAGAGGTGAAAATTTCGGATTTTGATATAGCTGACGAATAATTTTTTAGACTATATAAAAACACATGATATAATTCACATAACATCAACATCATGACAAAGGATACATAATCATGATGAATTGTCCTGAATGCGGTCACTCTGCACATACACGTAGTTCCTATCAAGTCTCATCCGAAACCAAAGAACGCTATAACCAGTGCCAAAATATTAATTGTGGTTGCACATTTGTCAGTCACGAATCAGTGACCAAAATTGTTGTTAAACCCGCACATATTAATGTTGTTGAGCCGCATCCGAACAAATACCAACAACCGTCTTTAGCATTATAG